TCGGGTAGGTCGGCGTGCCGGTGTTTTTGACGAAGGCTCCTGTCAGCGCCGTGTTGTTGACGTTCGGCGCCGCTCCGTTGGTGCCGAAGCCGATTTGCGTCACAGGCCTGCCGGTGGTATCGCCAGCCAGCAAGTGCGCGAGCTGCGCCTTCGAGCCGTTGACGATCAGGTTGTTGCCGTCCCAGCGCTCGATCAGGCGCTTGCGCGAGACCCAGCGGCCGACCTGCCGGCCGTGCTTGAAGACGTTGAGCACCAGCACACCGGTTGGCGCATTGACTTGGTCGGAGGCACGCATGTTTTTAGTCTCACATCACGATCTAGATTCGTTCGGTCGGCAGGGTGATGCCGTCATCCGTCACGGTCAGAAGCAGCGTTTCGGTGGTGTTGTTGTGCTTGATCGCCCCGTTGTAGTTGTAGGTGGCGTCGTAGACGATCGTGCTGAAGCTCGCATCCTCGGCGAAGTCCGTGAACGCAACGTTGATGGCCGACAGCGAGTCGGTCATGTTGGCTGAGTCGTAGCTTTCCGAGAACGAGCCGTTCACCGATACCGATTTCAGATGCGTGCCGGCGTCGCGCAGCAGGTCGACGATGGAGACCACGCGTGACGCGTAGGCGTTGATGTCGTCGGAGCCGCCCAGATCGATGTCATAGACCACATCGAACAGGCCGTAGCTGGTGCCAGCGTATGGCGTCGTGAAGGCCTCGGCTGGCGCGTCCGTCACCTTTGCCAAGAGGCCCTGCGTGACGGCGTTGATAGCCATCTCCAGCGCGACATTGTTGCCGGCCGGTTTGACCACGCTGGTGACGATGCGGTTGGCATAGACCGGGTCGGTCTCGCCGGGCAACCTGTCGACGGCATAGAAGGCGCCGAGCGCGTCCAGCCAGTCGTCCTCGGCGGTCTGAGGGACCATTTGCCGAAGCATTTGCGTGATCTGGCTGACGATCAACTTCAGCTCGACCGCGACCGGCTCGAAGAATGCCCACAGCACAGACTTGTAGGCGTACAGGTGATCGCCGTTGCTTTCGTCCTGGTCATGACCGCCGTCGAGAAGAACGGTTGCCTTCAGGCCTTGCAGCTCGTTGTCTGGGCCGTTGACGCCATCGAGGTAGACGACGACATAGCCGGCCTCGGCGTCGAGCGCCGTGGCCAGCTCGGCCACGGTGTAGTCGGCCAGGTTGTACGTGAGATCGTAGGATCCGCCCAGGTCGGTGGTAGTGGTCAGCACGCCGTCGGCGATGCGCCACGACATCGATGCGCCAGCGTTGAACCTGAACCGAATTGCCAACTCCTGCCGCGGAGACTTGTCGAAAGCCCGCGTCAGGAAGCCGATGAGCTTTTGAGTCAGCAGCATGGTCAGACCGCCGTCAGGGTGATGGTGCCGGAAACGGCTTTCTCGTTCGATGCGATGGTGACATCGCCGGACGGCGACGAGATGGTGACGTTCAGCACGCCCGGGATGTCGCGCTTGACGATGGCGATCATCTCGGCCTTGAGAACGTTGCGACCAACGCCCAGCTTCTGGATGTAGTAGGCGATGGCGTTCTTGGCCTCCAGGATCACGGCCGCCGAATCGTAGTTCGACGCGACGTTGACGGTGCCTGTCACATTGACGGTGTGGTCGGTGGCCGCCGACACGACAGCGATGGTGCCGGCCGCTTTCCAGCCTGGCACCGGCGTGCCGTCGGCCTCGTAGTAGCCGTCGACGATCTTCTGGGCAAGCGCCACCAGACTCGGGCTGGTGCCACTGCCACCGTTGTGGATGTAGATCAGGAACCTGGCCACCGGCTGGGCGTGGTCCGTGATGTACGGCTCGACCAGCGATGCCGATGCCACGTACTCGTAGACGATGCCGTTGCCGTCGACCAGCTTGGCAAGCTTGGCGCCGTACAGGCATGCGTTGATGGTGCCGCGGGCCAGAGATCGGATGTAGTCGCGGAACCTGGCCAGGCGAGCGTCGTCAGTCTCCTGGTCGCGGCCATTGACGAAAGGCTGGGTGTTGGTGACGGTCTCGACGCCTGGCACGGAGGCAACGAACTCAGTAATGGTGTTCGCCGAGGTGTTGCTTGCCGTTCCCGGCGTGTCAGCCGCAGAGATCACGTCGACATAGGTTTGGCCGGTGGCGATGACGGCGTCTTTCGTCGTCACGTAGGTGATCGACCCGCCAGGGATGCGGGCCGCAGAACCGATCGGCACGGCGATAGGGGAAGTGGCCGGCGCCGAGATGCCGAAGCGAAGCAGGCCACTCGCGGCGGCGGCCTCCAGTCGCTGGAAATCGAACGTGTTGTAGACGCTGACCGGGATAGCCTCTTCCAGGCCGGTCACCATTTGGAGGTAGATCTCCTCCATCTCGATGGCGGCGGCCTCCAGCATCGTGCGCGCCACGCCGCCCTTGTTGGTGTCGGTCAGCTTCTTGCTGTTGGCCGTGAGCCAATTCAGCATCGAGGCCGTGATCGAGGAGAAATTCTTGATCTGAAACATGGCTAGACCACCTGCGTGACATCGACCGCCTGGCCGACGATAGGTTGGACCTTGGCGACAACCGTGGTCACGTCACCGACCACCTTTGCATCGGAGGAGATCACGCGCTCGACGCGCGGGTCCGTCAAGAGAGCGTCGCGAGCGTAGGCCGCCGCCAGCAACGCCGCCGTCGGGCCGTTGATGGTGCCGATGAGCGTGCGAAGCTTGCAGCCGTACTCCGGGTGGAAGATCAGCTCGCCGTTGTCGGTGGCCAGCAGATCGCGCAATGCCTGACAGAAGTTGTCGATGCCGCCGACCGTGTCGAGATCGCCGCTGGCCGTCGTCGACAGCTGGCCGTCATCAGCCATGCGGACATCGATGCCAAAGACCAGGTCGGGATTCGATACGGTCTGAATGACTCGTGTCGCCGACGGTACGCGCAGGATGTCGCCAGACAGGATCACACCATCGCCGCGTGCCGTGTCGCTGATGTACGGCGGCCGGAGCTTGTTGAGTGCGACGATGTCAACCCAGCGCGAGGCGTCGCCAAGCTCGCGGAACGCAACGGCCTGGATGGTGTCGCCGAACTCGGTTTGCGCGAAGCGGAAGCCGGCGGCCTGGCGGGAAAGATTGGTGGTGGCCATGATCAGTTCAAGATGATCCCGTCGCCGATGTTCCCGGCGTGGCCAGCGGCCTCGCTTGGCGTCATCGGAGCCAGCACAACATCCGACCCGCCGAGCGTTGCCAGGCTGGCCTGGGCCGCTGTCGACACGGCGACCACTGGCGCGACCGGCGCCGGCACGAGAGACTCAAGCGTGTTCGAGGCGGTGAACTTCGAAAGCGGGCTGCCGCCGGCAGTCGACGAGCAATTGGAGGCGCCGTACAGCTCGGAGTAGTCGATGAAATCGATTGGCAGCGACAGCGAGTTGCGCAGCACGCAGTAGATGTTCATGTAGGCTGCACCAACCCGCACCAGCTCGCCCTGGACCAGGGTCGGGATGCTGCCGACGACAGCCAGCGTCCTGAACAGGTTGGCGCCGGCCTGAGCGCTTGCGTTGGCCACGCCGATGAGGCTGTTCGAAACCCCTTGAACGCTGCCCCACGTGTCGTGCACGCGGCCGTAGATGTCCTGGGTCTTGCCGAGGAAAGACTGGACCGGCGGCAGTAGCGTGCGGTCGATGTAGTCCTGGGCGCTGCCGGCGAAGTTCTGAATCGTCGTCAGCGCGTTGTCCAGGCTGGCCAGGCCGAGCGACGCCAGTGCGGACTGGCTGACCTGCTGATTGGCCGCCTGCTGCGGCCCGGCGAGCGCACCCGGGCTGTCGGCGATCACCAGCATCTCGATCTGGTATTGCATCAGCAGCGGCCGAGACCGAGAGCGGCGCAGCACGAATCGGCCCGGGACCACCGTGGCAACGATGGTGTCAAGCGCATCGGAATAGATCAACCGAACGCCGTTCGGGTCTTTGGCCTGTTCCTGCGCGCGGGCGCGGCGCTGGTGCCACTGTTCCCAGACTTGCGACCGCAGCGCCAGGAAGCGCGCCTCGCCGTCCTCGCTGCCGCCGGCCGAGCGCCGCCACCCAGTTGTC